ATGGTTAAGCCAGAAGAAGGTAAGCGAGAGAAGTGGACTAACACAGAGATATGTGTAGACCATGTAGTTAGAAAGAAAGAAGGTGTACGTGATTCGACAGTCTTTGCTGCTGGACTAACAACTAACATCACTGGCTTCCATGCTACTGATGTATTCCTAGATGACGTAGTAGTACCTACTAATGCGTACACAGGAGAAGGACGAGACAAGGTTGCTTCTATGTATTCTCAGCTTGCATCTATTGAGACAACAGGAGCAAAGGAGGTGGCTGTAGGAACACGCTATCATCCAAGTGATTTGTATCAGATACTCATTGATATGCAAGAAGAGATATTCGATGATGATGGTGAACAGATTGGAAGAGATACTGTGTATGAAGTCAGTAGAAACAGATGGTGAGTTTCTATGGCCTAAACAGAACAGAGGTGATGGTAAGGTATTTGGATTTGATGTACGAGAGTTAGCTAGAAAGAAAGCTAAGTATGTAGATAGTACACAGTTCTATGCACAATACTACAACAATCCTAACGACCCATCTAACGATAAGGTTAATCGTGAGAAGTTCCAATACTACGATAAGAAGTACTTAGAGCAGACAGGTGGTGATTGGTACTACAAGGATAAGAAGCTTAACGTCTATGCTGCTATTGACTTTGCCTTTAGTCTACGTAAGAAAGCTGACTACTCATCTATTGTAGTTATTGGTATGGACTCTGGTGGATTCATCTATGTATTAGATATAGATAGATTCAAGACTGATAGGATTGTTGAATACTTTAAGCATGTTAAGGATGCTGTAGTTAAGTGGGGATTCCGGAAGCTTAGAGCTGAAGTGAGTGTAGCCCAACAGATTATTGTAAATGACCTTAAGGACAAAATTAGAGAAGAGGGTTTAAGTCTCAGTGTAGATGAGCACAGACCTAATAGACATCAAGGAGCTAAGGAGGAGCGTATGGCTGCTACCCTAGAACCTAGATATGATAACTTAACTATGTGGCATTACAAAGGTGGTAACTGTCAATTACTAGAGGAAGAACTTGTTATGAACAAGCCCCCTCACGATGACATCAAAGATGCATTAGCATCGGTAATTGAGATAGCTATTCCCCCTAGACGCTTTAATAATAAGCATAAGAACGTAACTAGTATACAAACTCACAATCGCTTTGGCGGGGTTTCATTCGCATGACAGGTAAGGTTTTAGAATTACAACAGACATACGATACGCATGCTATGGCTGTAGAAGTAGCAGCTAAGTATGTGAATTGGAAGACACAGCGTATTACTAAAGAGAATGAAGTGAAGGAGTTGCGTAACTTCATCTTTGCTACTGATACAAATACTACTAGTAATTCCTCTCTGCCTTGGAAGAATAGTACCACCACTCCTAAGCTCACACAGATTAGAGATAACCTGCATGCTAATTATATGGCTGCTCTATTCTCTAATCCAGATTGGTTACGTTGGGAAGGGAGCAGCTTTGATGATGAGACAGTAGCTAAGAAAGAAGCTATTGAAAGTTATATGAAGAACAAAGTTAAATCATCTGGCTTTGAAATTACTGTAGCGAAACTATTATATGATTACATTGATACAGGTAATGTTTTTGGAGAAGTGGTCTTTGTTAATGAAGAGACTACAGATACAGAGACAGGTGAAGTTATTAAAGGTTATGTTGGGCCGAAGCTGGTACGGAATTCTCTTCACGACATTGTGTTTAATCCTGCTGCTGCAAGCTTTACAGATAGCCCTAAAATCACACGGTATGTAAAGAGTATTGGTGAGCTTAAGGAGGAGATGGGTAGTCGTCCAGAGCTTAAGTATAATGCTGACATACTAGCTATCCTAGAAGAGTATCGTGGAGTGATGGGAGAGTTTAAAGACTCTGACCTAGACAAAGCTGAGGGATATATTGCTGATGGCTTTGGTAGCTTACGTGAGTATTACGGTTCAGGGTATGTAGAAATCCTAGAGCTTGAGGGAGACATCTTTGATTCGGATAGTGGTGTGTTCTATAGGAACCACCTTATCACTGTACTAGATAGGAAGTGGGTAGTTCGTAATGAACCTAACCCTTCATGGCTTGGGAAAGACAATCGTGCTCATGTAGCATGGAGAGAACGTCCTGATAATCTATATGGTATGGGGCCGCTTGATAACCTAGTAGGCATGCAATACCGCATCGACCACTTAGAGAATCTAAAAGCAGATGCCCTAGATTTAACCATTCACCCACCTAAAGTAATTAAGGGAGATGTAGATGCCTTTAATTGGGGGCCAGATGCAGAGATACACATCCCTGATGGGGATGGTGCTATTGAACTATTAACTCCTAACGTAGCAGCATTCCAAGTAAACAATGAGATTGGATACTTGATGCAACTTATGGAAGAGATGGCTGGTGCTCCTAAGCAAGCTATGGGTATTCGTACTCCCGGTGAGAAGACAGCATATGAAGTACAGACACTAGAGAATGCTAGTGGTCGTATCTTCCAAGATAAGATTGGTAAGTTTGAGAAAGAGTTTCTTGAGCGTATCCTCAACATCTTCCTAGAGGTCGCTAGACGTAACATGAATGGGTCTGACCTAGTACGTGTTATGGATGATGACCTAGGGGTTGTAGACTTCTTAGAGGTAACTAAGGAAGACATCACTGCTAGTGGTAAGCTACGTCCTCTAGGCAGTTCACACTTCTCTGCTAGAGCACAGTTCATACAGAACATGACAGGTGTATTCAATAGTCCTGTAGGGCAGATGATTAACCCACATGTATCTACTTCTAAACTAGCTGAGGCAGTTAATGAATTGTTTGGCTGGGAGAAGTATGGAATCATTCGTAAGAACGTAGGTGTGTTTGAACAGGCTGAGACACAGAAGCTAATGAACTCTGCTCAAGAGAGTGTTGATGTTGATAGTATCACACCAACAGAACCAGAGGGAGTGGAAGATGTCCCTGTCGAGTAGATGGTTAAAGCATCTTCCTGATGCAGCTACTAAGGCAGAATACCAGAATAGATTACACCACATGCATGATGTGTGGAATGTCCTTAAGGACATATTACAGGAGGATTTGGATGCGTTAGAGAGAGATGGTATGAAGAAAGACCATTACTACATGCCAGCTTGGTCTGAGTATCAAGCAGATAGAAATGGAAGTAAACGAACTTTAAGAAAGATAATTGAACTATTACCAAAGGTAAAATAACATGGTTGACCAAACCCAAACAGAAACTATTTTTAATACCGAACCTACCCCGGTTCAAGCTCCCACTGAGGGAGGTGCTGTACAAGTACCAACACAGGAACCAACAGTTAGTGTAGACCAGTATGCAGACCTGCTACAATCTATTAAAGCTGATGATGGTAGACAGAAGTATACTGACGTAACTTCCGCACTTAACAGTGTAGCTCCTGCACAGGAACACATCTCTAGGCTAGAGGCTGAGATGGCTACTTTAAATACAGAGTTAGGTAAGCGTAAGACTGCTGAAGAGATTATGTCAACCATAGAATCACAGGCACAGAGTCAGCCAGAGACACCCTCTGCTCAACCTGTTGACCTGTCACAGCTAGAATCGTTAGTGGACACTAGGTTCAAAGCTGCTGAGAGTAAGAAGGCATTAGATGCTAATACAGCTAGTGTATCTTCTAAGATGTCCGAAGTGTATGGTGATAAAGCAGAAGAGATGTTTTATAAAGCTGGTACTGATAATGGCCTATCAATGCAAGCTCTTAATCAACTCGCTGCAACGTCACCAAAAGCTGCTTTAAAACTAGCTGGTGTTGGAGAGAGTACTGCTCCAGCCATGCTAGGGAAAACACAAAGCTCGGTTAATACTGAGGCATTGTCAACAACACACCCTGCACCAGTTGCATCAGCCAAAGTCCCTGTAGGGGCTACTACCGCTGATATGGTAGGTGCTTGGCGTAACGCACGTAAAACAACTTAAACAGAGGATAAATAAATGTCTACACAAGGCACAGATAATTCACAAGCGTTTATCGAAGCGGAACAGTATTCACAGTTCCTAATCGAGAACCTTCCCGATGGCATGCTGCCAGAAGTAATGGCACGTAATGTGTCTGACTTCCAAGCTGGCACTACCCTGAACATTAAAACTGTTGGTACTCGTACCATTCAGGATGTTCAAGAAGGCGTAGCCATGACCTTTAACCCAATTGATACAGGTAATGTAACTCTGTCTATCACTGATTACATTGGTGATGCATGGGCTGTATCTGACGAACTCCGTGAGGATGGTAGTCAAGTAGAACAACTCTCTGCTGCTATGGCAATGGAGTCTACTCGTGCTGTTCAAGAGGCTGTTGAAACTAGCTTCCTAGCTGCATGTAATGCTGCACAAACTGCTAACGCTGCTAACAACGTGAATGGTATTAAACACCGTTTCCTTGGTGGTGGTGCTAGTCGTGAGCTTGAGCTGATGGACTTGGCATATATGAAGTATGCATTCGACAAGGCTAACGTACCTGCTGCTGGTCGTATCTTCATCGTAGACCCTATCGTTGAACTCACAGTCAATGAAGCTACTAGTATTACTGCACTTGCAAACAACCCAATGTTTGAAGGTTTGATTCAAGAAGGGTGGGCTCGTGACCATAAGTTCCTTAAGAACATCTTTGGTTTCGACATCTACACTTCTAATCGTCTTCCTACTGTTGGTGTAGAAGCAGACCTCACTGACCGTGATGGTACTGACCTTACTACTGTAGCTGGTGATTATGCTAATATCGCAATGTGTATTGCTGATGACAACACTCGTCCTATGATGCGTGCTGACCGTCGCCTTGCATCTGTTGAGGGATGGCGTGAGAATAAACTACGTGAAGACCGTTTCCAAACCTCAGCTCGATTCGGGTTTGGTGCGCAACGTGTCGATACCCTTGGTATCATCACTACTTCTGCTACCGCATACTAATAGGAGATTATAATTATGGGTATTGAAACTGCTGCAAAACGTGGTGTCGCTGTACACTATGGCCCCCGTTCTACTGAGGGTAAATATGGTCGTCAAGGTGTTGAGGACGGACGCACTAAATCGTGTGAATGGACATTCGACTTTGATGACCTCCCTGCTGGTTATGATGGCAACCTAGGTGCTACCATCCCAGCTAATGCGAGTATTGTATCTGCTACACTAGAGATTCTTACTCCCTTTACATCAACCTCTACTACTTCAGACTTGAACATTGGTCTGGAAGAGGGTGATGCTACTGCTATTGATGTCGATGGTTTGATTGCTGCTGCTGAAGCAACACAAGCTACTATCGCTGTTGATGGTGCTCTCATTACTGGTGCTGGTGCTCTTGTGGGCTTCACCATTGGTGCTGAAGTAGGACAACTTGTTGTTCTTCCATCAGTAGATGACCTGACCGCTGGTAAGGGTCGTGTCATTGTAGAGTATATCGTAGACAAAGTAGGTAAGTAACCTACCATAACTTAGGAGGGTGAAAGTCCCTCCCCTAATTTAATAAAGGAGAACCCCTTGACTATAGAGCATAAAGACATCACTGGTGCAGACTTACATGAACCCAAGGGGGTTGCCTCTGCTAATGCTGGTGAGATATTCATAGCAGATGGAGCGGGTAGTGGTAGTTGGCAGCATAATATCATAGCTAATCATGGTCAAATGACCGTCACTAATAATGCTACAGCTACTTCTGTTACTGGTGCGGTAGATGCCACTCTCAACACAGACACGGATTATGTTAAAGTTACTGCTGGATGGGGGGATGCTCATGTACATGGAGTAACCTTCAATGTAGATGAACTTGTATGTGCTGTTGATGGGCATTATGAACTATCCTTTTGGGCTAGTGTTAAAATCCCACAGAACAACAACTTTGTTGGTATTAAGTTTTCTGTTAATGATAGTACTCCCTACTCACCACAGAAACTAGTGAGTCAATCTGCTACAACTGATGATTATCGTAACATGATGGGTAATAGTGGTGTTGACCTCACTGCTGGTGACACTGTTAGTATATATATTGCTGCAACTAAATCTGATAGTTTAGTGGTAGAAGAAGCTGGTATGACTTTACAACTAACACACGAGTTATAATATATGCCACAATTAACCCTACTTGAATTGACACAAGACATCCTATCTGACATGGATAGTGATGAAGTTAATAGTATTAATGATACTGTGGAGGCATTACAAGTAGCACAGATTATTAAGACCACCTACTTTGAGATTCTTAATGATGGTGATTGGCCTCACCTT